AGTTTGTCATTAGAAAATACCTGGAATAATTTGACCTGTTGTCATGTATGCTCCGATTGCTGCAACGAATCCGATCATTGCCATCCAACCGTTAAACTTTTCTGCTTCTGGTGTCATTAGAATACTCCTGGTATTAATTGTCCTGTTGTTAGGTAAGCACCTAGACCAGCTATGATGCCAATCATTGCCCAACGTCCGTTCTGGAGTTCTGCGTTTTCTTTCATTGTTCTTAGATTAAAGGGGTAGAATTTAAAGAGACCTTGATTTCTATACGAAACCTGGTATTATCCATCCGAAGATGGCATAGTTATGGATTGCTGCAAACAAACCAATCATCGCTAGGCGACCATTAGTTCTTTCAGCGTTCTTCCAGTAACCATCATAGTTCTCAACATACTCCATAGGAGGTTCTGCTGCGAACATATTCTGCTTGCCATACTCAGTAGTTGTATACTTGTTGGCAGTTGAGGAAGTCATTTCTGTTTTGTTAAGAAACATTACATAATTATATAGCAAATGTAAAGATCTGTCAAATAGGTATTTGTACGGGTGTCAGTACAATGTTCCCTGATACTGATATTCTCTTATCCTCTGTGGTCTTAGGGTAAACTGTATGAATTAATGTAGAAGGGAAGATCAAAGCATGTCCCTCACTACCTTTATCGATATTAACTTTCTGTCCTCTGTTATCTTTGATGAAATAAAATGGTGCGTCATCATTAGTACAACTTATGTAACAGCTAAAAGAATAAAATGAATGACGGTGTTGATGTGGGAAATGTTGATCACCTTTTTCCATTACATTCACCCACATCTGAACAATCTTCATGTTCTTCTTATCCATCTCCATGATACCATACTCAGGTGTATGGTATGGAAAACTTAAATCTATAGTCTGTGTTATCCAGTCTTCAAAAATATTTGGTATCGGCATCTGATACTCTTGTCTTATTGATGCCTCTTTCTCATCACCTAAAGGTTTCTTTGATGCTATACCCATGTGAGATGCCTTAGTAAGATCTGCAAAGACATCATCTGGTATAGCAGCAACTAATATATCTGAGTTAGGAATAAAATTCATAATAAGAAAGGGGGATATTAAGTCCCCCTATAGATTAAACCTAGATTATGTTTCGCTTTCTCGCTAAACGCATCTAGTTTATAGTCTATTGCGAAAGACTAACACTATCTAGGTCTAGTTTAATATCCCCTTCTGGGAATGTAATATTATAATCAGGATTATATGTTCCATCTGGGAACACTACATCCTCCTGTAAGTCATCAGTGTTAATCGTTATGTTATCACCAAAGGTAATAATATCTTCTGGTACAGGATGTGTATGCTTAGGTAATCCCTCAGCAATCGTTTGAAGTCCTTGGTAGTGTCTCCATACTTCACTAAGAGTACTTCTATCAAAGTCCTTAGCATCTACTGCTTCTTTGAATGCCTCTCTAACAGCATCAACAGCAGTATCAAATTTTGAGTGTAGTAATCCGCAGGTCATAATTCTAAAAGTTCTTAGGGTGGGTAACAACATCACCATGTATCTCACCGATATCATCTATGTGAGCATGGTCTATCTCATCTATGTGTGCATGATCCACACTGATGTGTGAGTCAGGAACTATCTTAACTTTATATATGCTCTTGTCCCAAGCATGTTGAGTCTTCCGAGCAAAACGGTAATCTAATTTCTTCTTACCCCAGTACAAACCGACTAACCATAGAGTGAAGATAAAACCTTCAACCCAAGTTAACTCAGTCCATATTTTATAAATCCATTGCATTGGCTTCTGAATAAAGATCAGTTTCTAATTTGTCTAAGAGGATATCATAATCCTCATCAACATCACCATAGAAAGATACACCTCTCTCTTCGTAATGTCTGTTCACCCTATTATATACGGCAGGGTACTCTATGTCAAGTGTAATCTGTCTGTCTATTGCATCCCATAGGAGAGGCAACACAGAAGAGAACTTCTCTAACGTTGTCATTTGTACTTAACCTACTATGAGCAGTACTGGTTAAGTATTGAAGTAGTCTTTACGCATGTACCTACCCAATATGTTACTGTTGTAAAATTTTGGTATGCCATTTTCATCAGCCTCCGTAAGTACATTGTTGATAAACAGTTGTCTGGTCTCTTCGTAATTGACCTGACCTAATGTTTTATGTATACTAATTATCTCTCTTCGGAAGGTATTATTCCCAACACTTTTTCGTTCTTCATTAAGTTCTTTAGAACTTCCGTAGTATTTTTTCCAGTTACTTTCAGACGTAACCCTTCTACCTCCAGTGCGAGGCTTTCGTTTTTGCCAAAAGTATTTGCGTCCGATGTATTGCTTGCCAGTTTGTAAATTAGTAATCCTGTAGACGAAACCGAACTGACCGTCAATGTCAGCAGAAGTAAAAGTTGAACCCTTATAGGTCCAGGGGTTCTCATAACTTCCTTCCAAAGTCTTTTCATTAGTCACACTCTCCATCTTCATCGTTTATAGTAGCGTAGGATATAGATCCATCGCCACTATCTATACGATAAACTGAAGTGTCAGAGTAAACCTCAGACTTTAACTCTGCTAATGCTCTTTCAAGATCAGCGATTAATACTTTAAGTGTTGCTTTTTGCATAGATTATTCCCAATATTCATCTAAATGTTCTAATACATTGAGCAGTATCCTTTGTGCTGCACCTCTCTGTCTATCATCCCACTCAGGATACCATCCATTGTCTAGCCCAGTCTTCATCTTCATGATCTGGGCAGTCATTTGTACCTTGTTTATACGTCCGTTCACTTAACCGCCTACCAACTTCGACCAGTCAGCATCAAACTTCTCTAACCCCTTGTCCGTGAGAACATGCTTGTACATTCCAGTAAATATGTTGCCAGGAATAGTACAGATATCAGCCCCCACTCTGAAAGCAGAGGAAACTTGGTGAACGTCCCTAATGGATGCAGCAAGGACTTGAGTTTTGGCGTTATGTGTAGCGTAGACATTTGAAATCTCCTCAATAAGTTTAATACCATCGAATGATTGATCGTATACACGACCTACAAATGGTGAGATGTATGTTGCACCTGCCTTAGCAGCAAGTATTGCTTGTGCTACAGAAAAACATAGTGTAACGTTAACAGATACATCATCATCTGTCAAGTCTTTACAAGCTTTAAGTCCAGCAGGTGTACAAGGAACCTTAATGGTTATGTTTGGTCCAATGTCAACATATTCATCTGCCATCTCTAACATCTCTTCTGTGGTCTCTCCCACAACTTCAGCAGATACTGATGAATGAAAAGGAAAGATCGAGGAGATTTCTTTAAGAACTCCGACTGGATCCTTACCTGCTTTCAACATAAGAGATGGATTGGTGGTAACACCATCTATCAATCCTGTCTCGTAAGCATCACGAATAAGTTCAACGTCAGAGCAATCCAGAAATATTTTCATGGTAGTCTCGTAGTAGTTGCAATATTTATTATAACAGAAAAGCACCCCAGTGGGGTGCTTAAAGGAAATCAACACATAATGTGTTGTAATTATCGTCTAACAGTTGAAACGTGATGTTTTAGACCACGATACATTAGATCGAAGTTTCTTTGCTGATTTGCTTCAGCGAGTACTTTTTTGTTGTACTCATCAGTGTCATACTCGACACCTCTGTAAGTGACTTTTGCCATTTGTTTGCTCCTGTAGGATGAGGTTGTTTAGACCGTTCCTTCAGTCGGCTTTTGCGTCTCAAAATCACATTCTAAATCCAATACTCTTGTAAAATCTACTTCATACATTTCAACTAACTCTTGTTTCGTTTCCGAATCAACAGTGTTGTTTGCACGTATGCGATCTACCAGTTCTGATACATCTGCACAAGTTACAGCAGTAGCAATTAGAATTTCAATCATGAGATGAACGTATCCGTTCCGAGTCGGCTTACTTGCGTCCCCCTATGGGGATGAACGTAGAATTATTTATATGAGGAAACCCTTATAAAAGAGTTTACCTCGTTACAAAAAGAGGGGTGGGAGGTTGGGTTCCTGTATTACCAACAAGAGGAGGGCATTACTACAGTTAGTAAGATTTCGCCTCTGCCTGAGACCCGACTGGTAAGTCGATTCTCCTTTCGGAGCAGCACCACCTGTGTCTCATCACCTTATCCAGCTATATGCCAGAAAGATTATTCAGTCACTCCCATGTCAAGACCGTCGTCTCAACAAATATAGTATAGCATGTTTAAATTTCTTGTCAAGCCCTGTCTTCAACAAAATCTGGGCACAGTATATTCTCTGCTAATCCATGTGCATGAAGGTTGGCTTTCGTAAGCTTACTCATCCAAATCCTATCATCCAATGATACTGTTCTACCTAGTTTCATTTTGTAAAGGATCTCAACAAGTTTTA